CAGTCAAAACACTAATCAAGCTTGAAATTACAATACTCTTGATAGACACTAGCACGGCCTTTTCCATGTTATCCCGAACCTTAACCCACAACGAGGAAGTGGAATCAATTTCGGTTTCTAGCTCGGTGATAACAGTTGCTACCGCCTCCGTTGAAGCATTGCTAATTAGATCGGACAGTTCACTCAGTACAGCAGTAATAACCGAAGTTACTGCGCTGGCAGTTGTAGCGATCAATGCGATAGTTCCGCTAACCGTATCGCCAGCTTCTACCGTCACATCAACAGTATTAGAGGTATAGCCATCAAGCGTCGCAGTAAAGGTCTGACTTCCAGCCGTCAAGTCGCTGAAAGTAGCGGTACCATCAGTGCCGGTAGTCGCCGTAGTGGTCACATCGCTAATTGTTACGCTGACAGTAGCCCCGGATAATACAGTTTCAGCACTATTCTGGACTGTGATAGTGACGTTCCCAGTAGTAGTCGTATCGGTATCGGCAAACCTCTGTAAATTAAAATTCGTTTTCATGTTAAAAACACATCCTTTTATATTTTTTATTGTCCACCGCAATAACCGGGCGATGGTCCGAAGTCCAAACGGGACGGCTTTAGCCGCCTCCGCTTCGATCACATTAATAATCGCCACCCTTGCGGCCTGTAGTTCGGCCTGCACTGGTGGCGACTCTGCGAGTTTTATGAGGTAAGGTAATACCTGTTTTTCAATTGATTCTATATCCATGACTACCCCCTACTTGTCCAGCAATCGCTGGCATACTTATCGTAGTAGTCATATGGTAGGTAAAAGTAGCCCAAATCCCCGAAAGTTATGCCCCAGCTATTCCTTACTATTAGCTGACTCTTGTCATCGTCATAGCCAACCACTAAAACCGCATGGCCTCCCAGTAATTCTTCTTTTGAAGTGTCCGGCATCGGCACTATTCCAGTGTTGCCAACTTCGTCCGATTCAAACGATTCATATACATCAATACCTATAACCACAGGCAATCCCTCTGCCAAGGCCGCTTTTAGTTGTGCTAAATCCGTAATGCGGTGATACTCTTTAACTTTATACGGTGCGGCATCAGTGGTCATCTTGTCTGTCGGTTGGTTGGTGAAGGTATCAATATCGTAGGGCCAATCAGTTTCGGGGCACACTCCAATTTGGTTCAGCACTTTCATTCCGTCGCGGATCATAGCGCCGCTGTCCTCACTGACCGAATCCTCTAACAAGCGTTCCTGGTAATACAGGAACAGCCTTGACAACTGTAGCCACTTGTTTTCTTTGTTGATTAGCAGGTATTCACGTAGGCCGGATACAATGGCATTTGCTGTGCAGGAGCCTAACGCACCTTGATTGACAATTGGGCTACATTTTTTACGCAAATCAACCTTATCCGGCAGGTGTGCCTCTGACTTGAAATTTCCGGAACAAAAGATATGATCGCGCAGGTCAATAGGGTCTTTTTTGAGTTTGTAAACGTGTTTACTCATAGAATCACTCCTTCCCATAATCTGTAATTCCTCTGGCTATTGCGCCAGCCATTCTATCCTGCCAGTATGGTGTTGACAGCAATTGTGCCTCTGTATCGTTAGATATAAAAGCCATCTCCACCAGGCAGGCCGGGGCATCGGTATGAGTAAGGACATAAAATCTAGCCTCCTTTTCGCCACGATTAGCCATGTCGGGGAATGTCCCGGAAATTTGCTTATAGATGCAATTAGCCAGTGTGTCCCCGGCAGTAACGCCAGGACTAGTCCATATCTCGTAGCCTCTGGCATCACGGTTATCTGCGCTGTTACAATGCAGAGATACAAAAACGTCCGCTCCCCAGTTGTTGGAGAGGGACGTTCGATAATCCAGATCATCAGTTTCAGGTTGCTCCCATTCGGTTCGAGTGAGCAAAACCTCACAGCCTGCGGCCTCTAGGTACTGTTTAACCAGCCTAGCGACCATCAGCGTCATGTCAGCCTCTTCTAGTCCTGTACTGGGATTTACTGCGCCGGGGTCGGTATTACGTCCAGCATGCCCAGGGTCAATGCAGATTTTCATTTCAACATCCTTTCCAGCAGTACCACAACAATAGCGGTTATGATACCACTTGTCCCAGCGGCTTTCCACACAGCTTTTTCCAGTTCATGCAACCGTCTGAAAATATCCACTTCATTTTTTTCTAGTGTCCCTATTCTGGCATCACATCCAGAGTGTTCCATACAAAGTTCTGTTGTCACGGAATCCCCTCCTAAAATAATAGTAGGTTAACCAGATGACTGGTTAACCTACTATTAAAACATGTTTTATCTTTTTTTATAAGCACATGGATATTGTCAAAAATAAACAAATGTCATTGCTGCTCCTGAAATATGCGTCAAGCTATAACCGGCTTCTTTAATTTTTTTGATTGTAGTATATATTCTATCACCTCCGTTACCATCAATTTCAGTATGTACTTCATCAAAATTAACGCATAATACACGAGGGTAGATATGAGTATTTAATAAATTTTCAATTACTTCATACTCTGCGCCTTCAATATTCATTTTTAATAATGTTATTTCCTTATGCTGATGCATTTCCATAATACTAGTGATTGTTTTGCATTCGGCTTCAAAATAGTCATTAGTTTTTTGTAAGTTTACTATGGAATGTGATACATGTTCTGGATTTTGTGGAGCATAAAATTTCATTATGCAATTGCTAGACCATAAACCATAAGGGAGAAAGGTGCTATATTCTATAGAATCAGTATTAAAGTCGTAAACTTCCTGAGTATTATTTACGTGAAATTTTTCGTTGTTTTTACAATGGTTTGTTAATAAATTATAATGTTTCTGCGCTCTAGGGGTTGGGTCAATCGTGAACACTTTACATTTAAATCTATTTATTAACCCAATATCAAATGTAATATCTTCTCCAGCTCCAGCGCAATAGCAAATTGAGTCAGAATTTAAATGAGCTACCGGAACACTAAAACCGCCGTAAGCCGTTCCAATTCTAGCATGTAGTAAATCGTTCTTATCAAAGAGCGATTCTATTTTTTTATTTTTTTGCCAAGCTTTAATTCGATAAGAGGCGCTATGTAATTTTTTCACCAATTCATTCATCGAAATCATACCCTTTCTATAAGCAATAGTATCATAAATAATTTCCACATTTATACATAAATACCTCTTTTTATAAAAAATTAACAATCAGTAGCATCACTGTAAGCATCTAAAGTTTTTAAATATACATAGCCCTGTTTGATAAAATTGGTTGCAGTATCTTCGACACTTGGAGTAAATGAATAGGTTTTAGCTGGTTCTAAATAACTATTCCCGGCTTCGAATAATGCCTGTGAAGCGTATTCATAAACAGTTAAATTCAAGCTATCTTTTGAACCGGTAACGGAATCGATTCGGATATAAGCCCCGGATACGCTTACTCCACTATCTAAGGTTAACGTCTTAGTTAATGCCATATTCCCTCCTTAACTTGATGCCATTACGTTGGCCGTTTTTAAGTCTGCTATCAAGGTATTTAAAGCTGTTAATGCTGCGCTTGCCGTTGAAACTCCTGTTGTAGCTGTCCCGTTAGATACCACAATTGTTCCGGTGTATGTAGCGGCGGCAGGAGTATTCCCATTATAGGCGCTTTCTGTGAGCGTTATTGCCGCCCCAGAAACAGTTGCCGTATATTTAGCTGTAACGGTTGAATTAGCGTTTAGGGCGGTAGTTATGTTGGTAGCAGTTGTGGCAATAGTTGAACCAACAGTATAGTCAGTCGAATCGGTTATTGCCGCTGTTGCAGTTAACGTCACGCCTCCAATTGTCAGAGTATCACCAGTCACGCTATTGGTTGTGATTGTATAGGTTTTAGCACCATATACGGCGGCGGCGGCGGCTTGATATGCCGTTTGTGATTGCCCTACAATGCCGAAACCTTTCCAAGTGCCAGGTGTCCCGGCGGCTATGCATTGCCAGTAAGCGTAGTTCCCAGAAGACGGCGATGAGTTTAAACATAAATCGCCAAGTTTCCAAGTCCCGGTAGTCGGGTAGGAAGTTCCATATGTTGTCCGTGGATTTGTGAGTAGCGGCAATGCCGAACCTATTGTCGATGAAGGCGAAACATTTGTAACGGTGTGCTGCACACTAGAACTATCATTGTACACTGCATATGTACAACTATCGGCAACAACATCATTGGCAAGCAGTTTCCCTGTGCAAGTAGAGAAATGAACTCCGATTGCTGCCGCCCCGGTGATAATAACATGATTTGCTGTTACGTTTTTGCAATTGCTAAAAATAGCTGTTCGGAAGTGAGTGTATGAACTAGAATTTGTATAACTATAATTTTCTAAAACCGTGTTATTGCAATATCCTAGCTTAATACCATACGCATTGGTTGGCCCGTCAGAATCAATTACAATATTTTTGAGTTTAATATTTGAATGAGTGATTGACGATGAAGTATAGCACAATGAAAGAGGAACTAGGTCTGCCGTCGTCGTTGAGTCAACAGCGATGTATAGTCCATTTATCTCCAAGTCTGAGATACCAATATTACTTGATATATCGGATAGTCCTTGGGCACTAGCGGAGGTTAAGGAGAGTTTTATATTTTTGAGCCTTGTCCCCGTTATAATTTGTGAGGCCGAACCTATTGACAGTGGATATGAGGCAGAAGTTTCAAATCCGTCAACTTCAGTATAATTTCCGTTAATTAGCATACCTACTGAATATGATACGGTTGACCCAGTTGTGTCGGAAATTACGTCATACCACTTTGTTCCTGCACATGAGGATGCAAATGGTACGTCCATAGTTCCATAGGCCCTGGCATGGCTAACACTACACCCAACTTTACTGCCATATCCTTGCGCATCATTAAACCCAATTACTTCTAGACAGTCAGCACAATTAGAGTATCCGTACACATTTTCTATTTTTACATAGCTGGCATGAACTTTAATAAGCCTTTTACCGAAGTTGTACCCATAAGCATTAGATATTTTTACGCTGTTCAAATAATCCGTAGAAGGGGTTTGAATATAGACAGCACTTGTATCTTCATATAGGATGTCCCCTGACGAATCGATATTGTGGAATTCTGTTACTGACAAATTGTTAATCCGGGCATTAGCATAGTTACCAGTACCGCCAAGGAATACGCCAGATAGGTTTCCTCCGCTGTCCCCAACAGTGCCGTTCCCTAGCTTATAACAGCTACTAAAGGTTATACCGTCAATATCCAATACATTACCAGACAAGTTTACATATAATAAAATAGTGCTGTAGCTGCTGTCCTCATCTTTTACGTTTTGGAATGTTATATTTTTGAATGAAATATTACCGCAACCAGTTTTATAAAGCATCGCATATTCTACATATGAACTATTAAAATCAAAGATTATATTCTCGAATGATACGGCATTGCTAAAGGTAAATACGGTAGTTCCTGCCGCTACATTGATTGAGAATGTAACCGAACCCAACCCAAGAACTTGAACATCTACGCCAGGGGCAACCGTTATTGCTGATGTAATTAAAACTTTTGCCCCGGCATGTATCAATATTTTAGTGTATCCTGAGTTAAGTGCGGCTGACAGGGCACTAGTATCATCTGTTGTTCCATCTCCAACCAGACCGTAATACCTAGCATCTACATATGGCCCTTTCGTAATTATGTTAGGCGTGGTCAATGTTCCGGTCATAGCGGTACTACCGTCTAATAATACAGCATTGGTCTTATAGTCTGCGCTCGCCGCACTTGCCTCTGCTGCCGTTGCATATGTCGCCGCCTCTGTAGCTTTTGTAGTGGCAATTGCTGCTTGTTCCGTTGCCGTGGTGGCGCTTGCCGCCGAGTCTGTTGCATATGCTTCTGCCTCTGCGGTGTAGTTTGCAATTTCAGCGTAATCGGCGGCATTGCGCTTGACCTCCTGCGACATGTAGGTCAATTTGTCTAAGGACGCTTCGACGGTTTTTGCGTAAAACGCGCCACTGTTTGTAAACTCGGTTTCCTGGTCGAAGGTTGACTCACGCTGGACAATAATCTTGTAGCTTGAACCATAATTGGCCGCGCTGGAATAGGTAACGGTGCATTCGCTGGTGTCCACGGTAAAGCCGCTGGTTATCTCCGTTGTAGTCGCCGGAGAAGTGGTGTTGTTGACTAGGTATAGGTGAATGTCGCTTGATAGAAGTATGGGGAATGTGTAGGCGAATACTGTGGTTGAGCTGTCGCAAGTATAAGTATTTTGAGTAACTTGCGAGGATACTGACAATAGAATCACTCCTTTTTTGGTTCGGCCTAAATTATGGACCTGACCTCATTTTTGGGCATAATAAAAGAGAGTAGCGATTGCCACTCTCTTGGGATATAATGGGAATAAATTGGACGGTGATAATATGTTTGAAAAAATATGGGGCATCGTATGGGCCGGAGTAGGTATTTTTTTGTTTTTAGGACTTATTGGTGGCATTGTTGCAGGGTTTCAGGATGCGTTTCACAAACACGGGGCTATAAATGTATTAGTGTTTTTTGCAATACTCATGTTAATAATAATCGGCGGTTTATTGGGCCATGGGAGCCACGGTATGCTAGATTAATTTTTACCTAAAACGTTCTTAGCCAGTTGTAGTATTTGAGATTTATTCGCATCAATTTTCTGCCGCTTTTGCTCTGCGGTTAATTCTTTATTGCTAGTAATATCTAAATTTGCCTTTTGAAGTTCCTTCATTTTCTGTTCAACTTTACGAAGTTTTTTCAAATCAGCAGGTACTATGCCCTTTTTGCCTGTAGCAGCATGGTTCTTTTCTGCTTCATCAAGCTTTTCGTAAAACTCATTAACTGAATTAGGATTTTTAAATTCGGTATAGGTAAGTCCGCGGATTCCAGGCAATTCTGCTGTGGTTTTCGCGGGCATTTCCTTTTTATCACCTATAAAAGTATCGCCTAGCCCAACAAAGAACTTACCGGCGCTGCCTAAATAACCGTTTATCGTATTATCAATTTTTTCGGGTGATAATCCAGTAGTTTTTCCTAATTTTTTAGCCGCTTCTGAAGTATAATCATTAAATTGATATTCGTCAGGCAATCGCTGCTCTTTTCTGCCAACTACGGATTTATTTGTAAAGAAGCTGTAATTAGTCATCCATTCAAGTATTGGCCCTACAAGAGTAGGAATAACATTAGGCGCAAACCCCTGGGCCGCATATGAGGCCCATTTTTTAACCGCATCTGGGTCTTCACCGTATGCCTTATCTAAAGCCCGTTCTATGGCTGAACCGAAGAAAATACCCGGCTCAAACGGTTTAGGTATACGAATTATTGTTCCGTTGGACTCAAATAGCCAGCAACCATTTTTAATATCGTCAGATAGTTCCTTATACCAATCTTTATCATGGTTCATAACCCACGTGACAACGCTAGGTAATGTTATATACATCATCGCCAAAGGAATAGTCCGTTTTGGATTATCCTTTAATGATCTTACAAACCTGTCACCGCCTTGCAATGCCGCATTGAAGAAGGGAACAACCTGATTGATCTGTTTTGTTAATGTACCAGAACGGCTAAAATCAAGAGTAACGTCCTTGGCTAATAGTCCGGCTTCATCAATACTCTTACCTTGTTGCCGCGCACGTTCAAATTCTCTTATCCTTGTGCCTGATTCTCCGTATTCAGATACTTCTCGTAGACCATCATAAGCCGCTCGTACATATGTTAATGGGTTAACCTTTCGCCATTTACTACCTTCGCCCATTTCATTAATCAATCTGCTAACGCCTTTGCGATCAAGGCCAACAAAAGCGGATAATGGCGCGCCGGACGCTTTAAACTCATAGGACAAAGGTTTATCTTTAATCAGCGAATAAACCCCTTTTGCACTATCAAGCACGGGTTTAAATCCAGTTTCTGAGTAAATACCAGCGGTTAAAGTATCTCGAATAAGATTCCTTACTACGAAATCAGGGCTTATTGTTGCCCCTACTCTCAACGCCTGGGCAAAAGGCTTCAAGAAACTAATAAGCATATTTGAAGATGCTTGATTCATGCTCATGATCGCACGGTAAAACTCCGGAGTGGTTTGGTAGGCTTGTTTTTTACCATCAACCATAACAGTAAAGATACTTTTTTTTGCATCGGCTGTTTCACCGGGTACTTTTTCGATAAAGCGTCCAATCCCACTATTCTTTTCAAGGTCAACAAATGTTTGCGCAACCTTGTTTCGTTCTACAGCATCAAGCAGGATGAAAGTATTTTTGATTGTGCTTTCAATCGGGTCAATAACTGATCTGGTAGAACCTTCTTCCGTAAGTTTTTTTAGCGGATTGCTAACATTACCGATTTTTTTACCATTGGAACTAAACGCATCAGTCATTGCAGCCTCATCGTCGAAGTCACGCATCATAGGTGCATAGTTACTGTATTTGTCCCTAAGCGTATTAATGGTTCCCTGACTAATCAACCCGCCATCCTGGGCAATTGCTAATAAATTATCGTTATATTGATAGAACTTTTGCGCCAAGTCTTGTAACTCTTTTGGCGCATTTTTCATTATTTCGGCAGCATCAGTTTTAGTAAGTGGCCCTTTATATTCTGGTTCAAGGGCTTGTAATTCAATTTGCCGCCTTGCCGCTAATAATGTGCTATATGCTTGCTGCCAACTTTTAAAGTTACCACGTTCAAGATAATCAGGATACTTTTCTTGTAGTCTTGAGTCTCCAAGAAAATCGAATATATCTTTCATTGTAACGTCGTATTGAAGCTTTCCATGGTACAACTTATTAAGAGTATCGCGCACTAACCCTGGGTTATCATCGCTAACCAACATTTCAGCCCTAGCCAAGGCAGAAGTTTGTGCCATCCTTGCCCGTTTGTATGGATTCTTTTCAAACTCTAAATCATGACCAATTTGTTTTTGAATTGCATCTGTAAGCCGTGACAATTCCGACTTGTCATCAAAAAACGTCTCGTATGCTTTATACGCGGCGTTTCTAGCAGTATCTTTAATTGTTTCGAAAGATGATTTATCATTACCAAAGGTTACTGATCCACGGCCCCTGGCTTCTGCCGATTGGTTGAACCACCTTTGCATCTTATCGCCAATAGAGCCAACTTTTTTACTAAGTTTACCGTCTTTAGCAAGCGCAGCGGTAAAGTCATTATAATACCCAGGGAAGTTTTGTTTTGCCTTTTGTTGGTCAGTTAAATACTGCCGTGAAAATTCGGCTATACCTTCGGCCCGGCGCTGGTCTGGTGTGTATTTTTTATAAAGCTTATTTCTGCCCCAAATCCGGTCAGCAGCGGTGATTAACTCGCTGTCGTGCCCAGTAATTTTAAGCTGCTTATCTAGGTAATGCCCAACTTCATGCGCGATAGTGTCAAAATCGCCAAAGTTAGCCGAACGGATTACGTCCTTATCGACTTTAAACACGCCAGCATAATTTTTATTGCCTATTTTGCCAGTTCGTGAGGCCACTAAATCGTCAACGGCCTTGTTTATTTCGGCGCGAGTAATAGGCGTTACTTTTCCGTTACCACTTGCGGTTTTAGGCGTTCCTAATGAGCCTTGCTCACCTTCGCCCAGTTTAGTAGTAAGGTCTTTGTCTATATAGGTAGGTGGTTCTTCATTATTTATTTTTTCTTTTTGAATATTTCTATTACCTTTTTCAGATGCTCTGGAAGCTCTTTCTTTTTCAGATGCTCTGGCAATTTTTTCTTTGATTGATTTGATTCCATTTAGGGCACTCTCCACTTCGTTAAAATGTTCCGTTGGAGGGACTTCACCGTATAAATCATCTCTGAAACCGTTTTTAAGTTGGTCAATCGCGATTTCCCTTAGCTCAGATTTAGAAGGGCGTTTACCATAGGTTTTATAATATTCCCTGTACCATGTAGGATTATTGCTAATCGTAGGGTTAAACACATAACCACTATCTGACGTTTCCGATGGTGTCATACTGCGTTTTTCAACGCCACCGTTTTCAAGTGATTTTTCTAAGAAATTAACGTGGTCATTGACAATTTCATCATACTGCGTTTTTATGTCATTTTCAATTTGGTTTATGTCCCAGCTATTTTCTTTCGCTTGATCGATAAATTCCTGTTCATGAGGTTCTATGGTTTCACTAATAGTCTGGGGTTGATGGTCTAAAGTTGTCGTATCACTGTCAGGTGTAGCCTCTGGCTGGTTTTCTTCTTCTGGCAATGTACTTGTGTCGGTATCATCTTTTTCTACGGTTATAGGCGATTTTTCAAGCCCGATTTTTTCACCATCTAACGCCCGGCCAAAACCTGCAATCTTGCTTTGCCAATAATCGGTGTTAAGGTCGGTATAGCCTACGCCATGACTTCCAGCGTGTAACATCTTACCGTCACCAGCGTAAATGCCAACGTGAGTGATTGACTTATAGCCAGTATCATCATCGTAAGTATTTTTGAAGAATACTAAGTCGCCAGGTTGAAGCTGGCTTGGATCATCAAAGGTTTTGCCTTGTTCTTCTAACCCTTGATACTGTAGGTCAGCGCGGCGAGTATTCAACTCTATGCCATTAGCCGCGTAAACGTCTTGGGTAAACTTGCCGCAATCGGTTGTATCTGTTCCATCGCCGCCAAGTTGATATGGTTTACCTAATTGTTGTTCGCCCGTGGCTATGATCTGATCGCCGCCTGCTGCGGTTGCTTCATTCCTTTTTCTCCATTCGCCAAATCCGCTTACTGCACTTTGGGTTGCTGGCGAATATACTGGCGGTGGCGGGTCCATTTCTCCCGGTGGTACAATTGTTGGGCGTTCCGCTTCTCCTGCTGTAGTTTCGTTTGTAGCAGAGTCGCCTGATTCGCCTTTGCCCTTTGTTTTAAAACCTTTTAAGCCACCGTAAGCACCAAATATAGGTACCGCGACATTAACCCCGCCCATGACTACATTAGCAATTGTAGCGGCTGGGTGTTCTGCTAGTTTTTGCTGAAAGTCCGGAGCGTTAACAGTATTAAGTAATGGGTCAAGCCATATACTTTTTACGCCTAACCCTAGCGATGCCACTGGTCCATAGCCTTGTTGTGTCGCTTCTTGCGCTCCTTTATACAGGCCTTCTCCCGCCTGCAACCCGAAGGCCGCTTCTGCTGCCAGCGAACCGCCAGCGGTAAATGGAGCCGCCGCCACACCAGCCGCCATTACACCGGGATAGATAGTTTCATTCCTAAAATTATAATTAGCTTTATCTACTAATCCCTGCGCAGTGTCAACATCTTCCTGACTATATCCAGGTTTAGGAACGTATTTGCCAGTTGCGGAGTCATACATAGCAACAGTGTTGAAGCGGTTTTCTTCCCTAGACATTTCTTGAAACCCTTGCACTGCACCAACGCCATAATTAGCGATACTGTTTCCGACATCGGCAACAACCTTTGCACCGCCCTGGGCTTCAGCTCTATTTGCATCGGCATATTCTTGGCTTACATTTTGTGTTCCCTCTTTTATGGCTGACAAAATAGGATGATCTTTTTTATATTTCCATGCGCGGAATCCACTTACAAAGTCGCCAAACCCATCGACAAAACTTTGGTCAGGGCGCGGCTGCGGAGTAATTTCGTTTTCGATTGCATTGCCAACCGATTCAGCCGCATTACTTACGTTGTTATATAGTTGTTCATCGCTGGCATGTTTGACTTCTTGTGCCGCCTGGAACCCGCTAGAAACATCGTTGTAAAGTTCTTTCCCTTTGTTTTCGGCATAGTCAATTTCATTTCCAACCCAGTCCTTGACTTCTCCGGCCTTTTCCACCGCCCCGTCCCACATATCAGATAGGAAACTCATAATTAACCACCAGCCTTTTGTATGCCCTCGGTCATATACGCCTTGACTTCTTCATCGGTAGCATCGGGAAACTTAGCTTTAATTGCCCTGTAAGTTTGGTCATACCAAACGGCGTTAGGGTCTTGCGGCGTTTCTTGCTGGGCATGTTGGCTGGATTGACTTCCTCCACCTACTATTGATAAGTAATTGTTTAACCGAGCCTTTATTAAACTATAGGAATTCCATTTTGCATCAGTAAAACTTCCAGGGTCGGCATTATATTCGTTTTCTAGTTCTTGTAATTTTAACGTATCATTTGTTAATTGTGATTTACCGTAAGAATGTGCCCACGTTTCTCCCTGAGAAGCGTTCCCCTTTGCAAGTCTGTCAGCAATTCTTTTCTTACCATCTATAAAACTTTGACCTCTTACCCGGTCAGATGCTTGCAATGTAGAATTGTCTAAAATACCTTGCATTGTAGACACACTATCTTGATTTTTTAATAATTGTTCTAAGGTACTTTCATAATTAGCTTTATTAGCTTCGGTTTTAGCTTTGTTTTGATCGCTATAGGCTAATCGCAAATTTGATTGAAATTTTGATAACGATGGATTATTTGCATAAGTAGAATTTAATTCTTTCATTGCTCCTAACTCATCATTAGGGTACCTGGACAATAAATCATTATTAATTTGAATCGAATCATAGGCCGCTAGTTTAGGGGCTAAAGCGGTGTTAAGTTTAGTGTTATCGTCAGGACTTAACTTATCAGCATATCGTTCCTGATATTGTCTTGCTAGCTGTGGGTTTGTATTAGCTAGGCTCATAACCGCACTACTAATCATTGCATAATTATTTTTCATTACATTTGCATCAATTGCGTTTTGTGGTAACCCTTGTTGTTTGCCATTGGCCCTGACTTGGGACATACTATCCAAGATGGCCTGGTCTGCCGAATCATTATTACCTGCTACCGTTGCTTGCTGAAACGAGTTAGAAGTAGCCGCAAGATTTCCCGCATAGGCTTGTTGGCTGGCAATCTGCATCTGCTCGCTTTGACGTTTCATTGCATCAGTTCTGAGTGTATTAAAGTGAGTATCTATAATAGGCGCTACGGCTAATTTAACATGGTCAGGAATACTGGCATCATTCATAATCCCCTGCTGTATTTTAGTTAGCCCAGCCTCTGTTTGCCCTACAGCGCCGGGAATATCTTTGCCGCTAGAATCTTTACTAGGGATTGCGTTAATGCCTTTTAAGGTTGCAGGGCCATTATCGCCATAATAGAACGTATTTGCTTGATTGGTGGCATTAGCAATAACATTTTGGGCTATTATTTTATTTTGTGCTACCATTTGCTCCGTTTGTTCGTTGTGCTGTTCTTTGCCATACCCTTGTAAAGCATTAGCAAAACCTTGCGCCGCTTGATCTACGCCACCTAAACCATATTCACGTATATCGGTTTGGTTTTGGTAGTTGTTCGGACTTTGAAAAGCTACGTTCTGTCGTTCGTATGTAGGTACTTTCATTATTTAGCACCCCACATATAATTCCAGAATGAACTTTTACCGCCAGCCGTAGTATATTTGCTATAGTCGCTATTTAGCGAAGTAGCCCCGGTCAATAGTGTTGTCCCGGCATTTATATACCCGGCAGTCTTAGCGTTTTTGGCAGCAGCATCATAGGAAGAAGCTTGATTATTGAAGTCCTGTGCCTGGGTTTCATACGCCCATGACTGATTTGCCGCCTCATGCCGGACGTTGAGCGCATCCATTAAATTGCTATAGTCGGTGGATTGTGCCACCTGCTGAGCGGAGCCAGAATTGGTATCAATATTTGCCGCGCTGTAATCTGCCGTTTGTGTGCCAATAATCTGCTTACCCTTTTGCCGAATCGCCGCTTCTTGGTATGCGCCAGACTTAGCAACATTCGCCGCCTGATCTTGCGCCCTGAGTGCATTGTTACGTGCTATCTGTGCCTGCTGACTATATGCTTTTGACTGAGCGTTGGCCTGTGACACGCTCATTGCTGAACTTACCGCCGTTGCTAAGACTTCATAGCACAAATCTTCCACCTCCTAATAGGAACATTGTTAAAATAATTTACCTCGCTGATTGTACCGCCTAGCCACTTAACCCAATCTAAAATAAATTTATTATCAACTAATGTATAGTTTTGAATAAAACCATATTTTTCAATAAAACGATTAGTCCATATCTTGGATTCTTTGAAAAAACTAATTGGCAAGTGGCCAAAATCGTTAGTAAATATCATCCAAAGCGTGTGCGGCAGGCCAATACCAAACACGCAATAAATTTTGTTATCATGCTCAAAAAAATGGCTCTCTGTGGCTCTGTTAAACTGGTTTTTCAAGGCTTGTCTACCACTTATATCCAAAATAGCTTTTGCCTCGTTAGAATCAATATCTCGCATTCTAGCGGCAACATACTCTATTTCCTGTAATGTTGCTGTTTTAACCATTCAAACTCACCTCCGAAGTGATGCTTTGGATGGTCACAGGGACAGGGTCGGTCACTCTTATGCACACCCTGCCGGTATTTGTGGCACCAGACCGGAAATTACAATCAAGGTCATCCGTGTATAGCGGAATGGCCGTGTCATATTTCTTCGGTGTCATTTTGATTTCTTTCATATCGGTAAAAGTAGGACCTAAATAAAAAGCCCTAGAGTTCTCAACTCTAAGGTTTACTTTTGTTATTTGTTTTTTACGGGTTTGTACTGTGCCGTCCTGCGATTGGAAATCTATATCCAGCGTTTCCAGGTCGCAGGTATACGGCAATCCAACGGTCACAGTAGAGGCCGTATGGTCAAGAGTAATAGCGCCATCGGTTACGGTTGCAGTTGATACTACGTTGCCATCTGCCAGGATTGATACCGTCTTTCCTTCTAAATAATCAAGACCCTCCCATGTAGCTTTTGCCGTTGTTTCTGTTGCCGTAAGTCCGCAATCAACAAAGAACTGATCTGCCGGGTCGTAGGTGACAACGGTTTCGCCAGCATCATTGGTAGTTTCGGTTGCCGTGGTAACACGTGGTTGCATCACCTCTACGGTGCGGACAGTTGAGCCGTTGATTGTCCGCTTAACAATGCACCATACTTGGTCAGTGGTAGTGGTCGGTATCACGCAAACGCTTTCAAATTTCCCATCGGTAACATGCCGGTGCCAGCCACATATATTTTGCTCACGATTATAGGTAAGTCCTAATAAATCACCGTCAGAGCCGATGCACCAGACGATGGAATACGGATACTGAGCGTAGGCCCAACCTGATACTGTTCTAGCACGGAATAAATGCTCGGCAAACAAGGTTAAATCTTGCGCTACATAGGATTCAGAGTTAATATCAAAGCCCATATCACGCACTATATGGCCCTTAGAGCCGACAAATAAAATTCTATTGCCAACCATTACCGGGACTAAATCAGTCGCGCCATAATAACCTTCGGCTGAAGCGGCAACACTAGTAGGTGTTAGTATACTCGACGAATCGCCAGCACCTACAAGCCAGTAAGCACCCTCAGTCATGCCGATAATTTTAGAGGATAGAGCCTTTAGCGACTTGATCGCATTGACCTTATCGCTTACCAGCGGCGCGGTTACTGCATCGTCATCCTCGGTAGTGAATGAAGTATTGAAGTTGGTATAGTCGCCAGACTTAGACGTCCATACTGTCTGTGGTTCAGCAGTTGTGCCACCAAAGCATAGTCTATTTTGGAAGAATATTATCCCGCTAGGCCATCCTCTAATAGACGACCAAGCGCCTAAATACCAGTAGGTTGTAGAATCGGTTGAACCTATCGCCTGGGTGACGGTTGCTGTGGCTACGGTGGTGCTTGAAACGGCAGTTATTTTGCATATTCCATAATTAGTATATGGTTCCCACTGTAGGTCGTAGCGGCAAGTGCCGGAAGTGTAGTCGTACATCCGCAATCGCAATTCGCATTGTTCATCATCTTCGCTGCCGCTGTCTGCTATATTATCGGTAGCACAGGAGTATTGCCGCAATTTCTTCCATGTTGTGCCACCATCAGTTGACTTTTCCAGCCATAACACGCCTGTCCATGTGCCGTGAGTGGTGACCATCCATGTTCCCATCCCTGCGCATGAATCAGAATATCCAGCAGCGGCATTGGAAGTTGATACTGTTTTAGTTGTGCCATTGCCAGTGCCAGCTAATGTTACATTAAAAGTACCTCCGGTAGTATCTGTGACTTTTGCGTAAGCAGTTATCTTCCGTTGGGCCGCAGTAACAGAAACCGTAGCAGTATATGTGCCAGTTGCTGTCTCCGTTAAGAGTGCGGTATATGTAGCCGAGCCACCTACCGAATAATATAGGGTTATCGTTGAACCAGAAATCGTTCCTGTGATCGTCAATGTAAATGTAGCCGTAAATGCCTCGTACCCATAATCCTCAGCATCATTATAATAAAATCCGCTTAGGCTCAGCGAACTAGTCTGAACGTCTGAATATCCGCTATCACTCGTAAACGTACTAGAAACGCATTGCGCCTCTACGTCTTGTTCAAGTTTAAAATATGTACCAACGTGCCCGGAATAAAATAAATCAGCGGTTGATGTAAGCGTAATTGTGCCATCCTTATATAAATCGCCGGAGGGAGAAACATAGAGAGTAGTATCAGTATTCATTGGTGCGAATGGCCCGTTAGTATTAGCAAAATCAGCAAATGCCCATGAAGTATCTCCCGATCTGGTCAGTGTCTTAGGCTTGTAACTGCCGTTGGTGAAATACATAACATCAGCCGATTGCGTGAATTGTAGCGAGGACAAATCATCTGCTGAATATGGACTAACAATCTCATATATTGCTGACTGTGTCCAATATGTAGTATTGGTTGGCAATATATCGCTAGAGGCCGTATGCGCCGTTATGCACCGATATATCAGGCTACTATAGGTAACATAGTCACCAACGGCATAGGCCGTAGCAGTAACCCAATCGTCTGCACTGGACACGGATAATTGGCCGCCGTTACGATAGAATCTAACGTAATAGTCACCAAACTCAAGCATATAGGCAATTGACTCGCTAAACACGAACGGTATTCCCCTGGCAATGGTGCTACTGTCCTTCGTTGATGCTATATATTTTAGGCCGGGGCGATTTACCGCTGCGCCTTGTGGTGTCGGAATAAAGTTCGTCATCGTCTTTAGCGATTTGGCATACTGCTGGGTATCCTGCCGGGAATCGCATGTGCCGCTAATTTCGCCGCCGTTGAAGTTATTTTGGATTATGTACATGCTACCACCTCGGAGTAAAGTTTCTGAGTCTATTCCTCATTGGTGCGCCCTCGATTGCGTGTGACAGCATAGCCTTACTTATTGCTTCTTGGTACAATGATTCCGCTATTTTAATACTGTTTGAACCGACACCCAATGGCATGGCTATTTCAACCGCCAGTTTATTCGCAAAAACCGGAACGAACAGCGCATCAAACATTGTTGGGTCGGTTATCTTAATCGTGCATCTTGCGTATGCGTTTGGTATATTCGAACAGACAAACTTCTGTGAGCCTGTACTGATGATTTCATGGTCATTGAACTCACTATAATATTGACCTTTGGCAAAGACATTTCTAATTGCCAGTGCATTGGCCGGATATGTATAAATAAAACCCCAAAGAGTGGCCTCAGCAATGTCGCTAGAATCATCGTCGGCCCTGGTCAGCGAATAGGTTTTGCTGGCAAAATTCCAAGGGAATTGCCTAAGTAAACTTTCTAAAACAACATCGTAATATAAAGAACAATTTTCAGCCTCGTTGCTATCTTCATCAATCGCCGTGATCGTATTTTGAGTTAGTTTGGTCAGAGCCATATTGCAAATCTGAATTTTAGAGGACATTTACACCCCTCCTACAAAAGAAATAGGGCGGTTTTACCCGCCCCACATTATCAAACTGTGACAACAACGCCGCATTGCAGAAATGCGCTAACAGTCCCGGCTGTCATGGTACCAACCACCGTATAATATAACCGATTGTATTGTAGTTGGCCTAACGGGAACGGAACTTTAACTAGAATGGTATTAGCCGTTAAACTAGCTAAAGCGATTGCGCCGGAATCGAACAACGTAGTATAGGTTGTAAATGCACTTGATGTTGATGTCTGCCAACTAATCTCTAGTGAAGTGCCGCCTACAAAAGCTGTACCTACTTCTACGATCAAATAAATACCACTGTCGATGGCATCACCGGCAGCTAGTCCATCCAAATAATAAGTAGAGGCCGCACTTGTCGTAACGGCCTGGTCATCCGAAAACCTTGTATTATAGTCGATAAAAGCCAATGTAATCCCTCCTTAATCCAGTATCGCTTCGGTAAGCGACATTTTGTCTACCCGGCGAATTGGAACACCCATAAAGCTAAGTGTCGGGCGGGTTATCCCCTGACCATTAGTGATGTTCTCAAGAGTCAGCCAAGTGTTAGATTTATTCATTAGTTGCACCCGGAGATATGATCTTACTTTTTTGTGGCAATAAAAAGCCCACCGTACGTTACCCGATGACGGTGGGATGTCTAATGCCAATGACATATATTTCATTAGGTTAGCCGAATTGTCTGTAGCATCTCCGGCTTGTTGCAGTTTTGTAAAATCAATATTAGCGATACGAACAACATACCGCCAATCTTCTATAGCCAAACCGCACTGCCATTCAAAATATGTTCTGTACCCTTCGAACTGTCCTCCAGTTGTAGGGGAAATTGTTACTTGACCACGATCATCCATTTTTAACCCAGCCACTGAACCTTTTGGATAAATACCGTAAACCGTATTTGGTGACCATCCAACAAGGTAAATCGACGTTTGAACGTCCGCGTTAGTACCTTCAGCATCAATGACGTTTTCATAGGTAGTACCGCCAGTTGAAGAAGTAAGACCATAGTACCGCGCCGACAAACCATTAAATTTAGCCTTATCGGTTGCGTAATCACCATCGACTAATGTGCTTGCCAAGTCTTGGTTAAACCCTTCGATAATTGGTGTCGCTTGTTTTAGTTTATAGTCTGAGGTGTTGCCGTTTAGGTCGGCTAATGCCTTGTCAACCTCGGAATAGTTAGCCATCATGCCGCAGACTTCTTCAATCTGCCCAGTGGTTGACACACTGGGATAAATCCCTTGGTTAAATTGCCGCCACGTAGGAGCCGGGATATTCTCGCGTAGCGAGAGTTTATGTGAGGCTGTTGAATTACATACCTGCCACGGAATGTCATCTAAAATTTCATTTTTTTCATTTAATACTTCGCCCACGGCAGCTAATTTCCCATTGTTATCCAATCCTTTTGAAATTGTATATAGTGTAGGCCAGTAATTAGGTTGTGCAGTTGCCAATTAAATCATCTCCTTATTTCCCAAACATTCTGTCGGCAAGCGACCTTGGTTTATCAGCGTTACCGCCCTCAATAAAGCTACCTTCTGAAACCATCTTGCCGATTTTAGTCATAAACCCAATCATTTGCGGGTGATTACCTAGCCCTGACTGAGACAGAAAATCAACAAAACCCTTATCGGCGTATTGCCCAAGGGTTTTGTTTGCTAGGTCTATATCCGCCTGATTGAACTTCTCTTTGGCCTCGTTGAGCCAGCCTTGCGAAATTTCTTTAGCCTGGGCATCGATCATTTGGGCCTGTTCGCCCATCATCTTCGCGCCAATGCCGATGACCTTCTGAGCCTGCTCTTGTGTTAGTCCGCATTCTTTCATTGCCCCAACAAAGTCGGCACTACGCTCAGCATCCCAGGTCATACCCTCTGGAAGTTCGAAGTCTGTGTATTCTTCCGGCGCGCCCTGTGGCTCATCACCTTCGGCCTTGTCACCTTCCGTCGGCTTTTCGCCTCCTGGCTGCTCTCCTTGCGGTTGCTCACCTTGTCCCGGTGTTGTGCCGGTCAAGAGAGTTCCATCAGCAGCACTCGGTTCGCTAGTGCCAGCACCGCCAGCAGTTGCGGCGGCAGGTTCACCATCCGCAAACAGTTGCAGGTTAAACGCTCTATCTGTGTCATCATGTAGAGCAGTTTTCATATTCAATCACTCCTTGATATTGTTTTTTGATATAAAAAATAGAAGGTATTAACCTTCTTTAAAATAACTGACTATGTCTGGGTTATCTCGTATGATCTGGATAAACGCTTTGCCAACCTCATCGACAATAGTTTCTTCACTAGTGGTCGGAAGGTCTAACCCTCTTTCGTAAATAATTCCATGTGCAACTTCATGTGCCAATGTTACCTTTGATTGACTTTCGCCTATAGAACTGAGGATTTCAATTTTGTTAGTATTATAATCAATCGAACCTCTACATTCTCTGTGGTCGACGATTATCGGCCCTTCTACTTCACTAATTGAATAGGTAACGCAATCAATTTTAACTTTGTCAGGTATCATCTTGACCTCTTTCCTGCGGGTATGCGCTTTATGGTTGGCCTATTTTGTGCTAAGTCAATAGTTGTTGGCGAACCTCCATTTTGTGAACAAGAATCATCTTCAAAAACAACAGGAAAAGGCGCACTATTAAAATGACATTCTCCGCACTCATCCCCTGGTTTTGTAACTCCTGTATTTTCGTTTGTAACAGATATTTTCAACGGCCCATAAAACCATTGACAATCCTTGCACATTCCCATTATTTGCCGCCCCTTCTACCGCCTTTGGCGATCTTGCCGCCTTTGCATTTGCCCATTTCTATCACTCGCTTTCTTTTGTTGTATTTCTAAGTCGCGGATAACCGCCGCCTGGTGCTCAATCCATTCCTTTTCAGCAGTGAGCATCATATCAACGCCCGGCATCCCGCTGAACTTCATTGTCGCTTCTAGCATCAAGGCAATAGAGCGCTTTCCTTCATTAAAATAGGTCCATGAGTTGCCGGTGAATGAAGTCTGATTCTGGCCGCATTTATAGATAATCCAGGAGATTAACCGGCGACCGGCATCAGTTGACATGACTTGCAGAAGGTCCTTATTTGCGATTAGGTCAAGTTTATCGGCTACCTGCTGCTTAGAAATAGCATTATTATCAATCATGTTTTACCTTTTTTCTTAGCTTTGCTAGTGTCAAGTTTTGAATTTGGTTCATGCTTTTTAAAATACTCCTGCAGGTCGGCCTCACTTCTCATTTGCAAGTTAGTCGGTGAAGCAACATAGTTCCAATTGCCATTATCTTCAACCCACTGACCACCGACATAGCCATCCTTGCCGCTATAAATGGATTCATTAGAAAACGTGGGATGGTTCGGTTTTTTATAGGTATCATTTAGATGTTGTGACGGGTCAGCATAACTAAAAGTCGGATTAGCTTTCCAGAATCCGCGCATATCGTAATCTCGTTCATCAGCACTTAAGTTCCGACCGACTATTTGAGACTGTTGTTGCTGCCATTGCTTATACTTGGTTTCATCCCCAGTAGACAATTTCGTATTATACTGATCTGTCATATCCGGCGTAACAACATTATTGGCGGTGTTATTATCAGTTGATACGGTTGATATACTCGACTGATCTGCTGGCTGTCCATTATCGAAACACATGCTTTATCCTCCTATCCTGCACCTTGAAAACCTCCTAGCCCTGGCATAATAGCATCAAGCGCCGAACCGTTGCCCAGCGGCGTGTCGCTCAAAGTCTTGGCTCCTTGTGCCGCTGCCGTTCCCATTTGCGCGGCCTGTTGCATCTGCATTTGCTTTTGTTTGGCCTGCCTTACCTGGTTGATCTGGTCTTGGCTATTGATTGTAGCCGCCGGAGTGCCAAGCATCTTAAGGTAGGCTTTTAGCGTTTCATCACCATTGATAATATCTAACGTATCAGGGAACGCCTCCGCCATTTCAGTGGCAAACTGTACGCCCTCTTGAATAGCTGTCAGCCCTTGCATTTTCTGCGCCTGGGCCATATTGGACACATACTCAATCTTTAGGTTCATGCCTTGTATACTGTCAGGCGGTGGCGGGATAATGCCATTGCGGAGCGCAATATTAAAGGTGCGCTCAATAACAGGTTGTAGAAATTCATGCTGCAAGCGGTTTAGCACTGGCCCAATCTGGCTCATTTTCTCCTGCACTCGCTCGATGATCTCTCTTGCTGTGATCTGCCCGGTGTTCTCCATGCCCTCAAGCATCCTAAACAGGTCAACAAAGAAATGCTGATTAATGTCCTGGATAATCTGCTGTTTCTTAGCTTCAGCCTCTTGCAGTTGCAATTGAACCTGATACAGGGCTTGAATAGGTTGTGCGCCCTCCGACCGTGGGTAATAGTTGACACCATCAGGGAGTGAGTTTATGCCGCCGCGCTCCAACATTTCTACCGGAGCGATAACAGAAGGCCGTACGCCTCTCGCTATGCCATCCCTTATATCCATTTCCAGTTCTTGTAGACTCATAGACAAAGAAAGCGCATACCATCCAGGGCCACGCCCATAGATGTCTGCGCCTTTTGTGTCCCAGCGACTAACTGCCATTGGAAATTCGTCGAATCCTTCAATTTTAAGGTAATCATCAGCCGGAGCCTTTTCCGTCCAGTACAGTGATATAAACTTTTTAGCCCAATATACGGCAGACTTTGGATTGTAGTTGGGGTTAGGGATAATCAGGTGTTTGACTTCTTCGTAGGTGTCGTAATTCTTGTTCTCAATGACAGTCTGCTTGATCGTATCCGGACAGTTATCCTCACCAAAGTTGTCGATCATATCCTTAGACGTAAACTGGATACGCCTAGCGAATCGATCAATCTTGTCATGCCTAGTCGTGCCTATCGCATACTCCCCGATGGTGAATGTCCTATACCAAACAACATGCTCGGGGTCTTCGTCCACCCACATAACAGCCGTACACGGTGCGCCTAGTTCCTTATAGAACTGGATTGCGCTATCGTAGAAGTTCGACCGGGCGAATATGTCCAGCAAGATTTCGGTGGTCAGGTCGCACCATTGCCCCGCATCATTGTCGTTTTCGTCTATACCGTCGACTGTAGTCTTGAACCATGGCCTAAACGGTGAGGTCATTCCATCCTGCATACCAGCCGCCTGGATGTTGTTAGCCATCAGTGGCGCTGTGTTAATCATGCGATCATCACTACGGTTGCCATCGTTGGGATTCTCGCCCTCAAAAAAGCCTATGTATGGGTTAATATAATCCCTGATCTTCTTCCACTGGTCAAGCCACCGTTGCTGGGCGGTAAACATATTCTTATATATCTTGTTGAGTTCGTCGCGAGTATATAGCGGTTTCTTCCCTTGCCAACGCATCACATCACCCCAAAGTCCCTTTTAGGCTTGCCGCGCTCGTCGTGCCAGTCAGCGCGCTTGTCCCAGCCACTATGTTTTTGCTAAACCCATTGCTTGATATAGCCTTGTTCCTGCGCTTCTCTGCGGCCTCTTGTAGCGCCTCGCTATCGCCTGTTGCCACTGTGGTTGGTGCGGCTGAGTATTCCGTTGTGCTGTAACTGCCTGTACTAAAACACATTGTTAATACCTCCTATCAAAAAAAGCTCGCCAGCAAGAATCTTCCAGCAATACTATTGCCCATGTAAAAAGTGCTGACAGTGTGAAGAAGATAAAATTAAAAATAGTGCCCAATGGAGCACCCAAAATATATCCAATCGTATAGTAAATAACTAGGCAAGCTATAAGCCAAGCGATCTTTTCTTTTAAACACATTGTTAATCACCTGTTTCTTTCAGTTCTTGCAATATGTGCAAGGCTAATGTCATGTAGTCTTTTATCTGCCCTGCTGTCGGAGGTTCACCCCATTTACCATCGTCATATATGCTTTGCAACGTATCACAGCCAGAGCAAGAACCATAATCAACCTTTACATACCAATATTGGCATGGCGAATAATTCTTTTCCGGTATAACAAATAGCATTGTCCCTTGGTAATCATCGCCACCAAAGCAAGTGATTTTCTCATGGTCAGGTTTGCTACGCCATTCGTCAGTATGATTTGATATTAGCACAACAACTTGTTTTACAATTTCCTCATAATTATCAGGATGTTTTTCAGTGAAGACTTTTTCTATTTCGTCCTTATGCTCATCCCAAATTTTAACCCAGTTATCAATCATTGTTTTACCTCCTTTTAGGTAGCACTTGGAAACACAAATAAGCGGTTAGAATAGTGCCATACGCACACCCAACCGCGAATCCCCCGACTATATTAATTAAGTCGTTCATGCCTACCTCCTGTCTAATGGGTTGTATCGCTTGCCACCGTTGGCCCAGTACATGCCGTTGGTATCGGCCTTTGCTTGCTGAGCTCCCTTTGGTATTACCGGATAGGCAAAAGTTAAGGCTAGGGCGTCCGCAAGGTCTGTGGACTTCCCTAGCCTTTCTTTGATCTTCTCTTTTGGTTCGAGCTTCATCCGGTTAGCAGCATCAAAACTGTACTCCGGAACAACCAAATCATTCTTAAGCTCTGGCATGTTTGGTAGTGCGCCTCCATCATTGAGCCATTGCCGTATACTGTCCCACATCTCAGTGCGCTTGTTTGTATATCGCTCATTTTTAAGTGGAGAACCGCCAAACGCCACTTCAACAACCTTATACCCTAATTGCCGCAAGCGATCTATAACACCCTCGCCCCGTCCCGAATCAATAAAGACAGCATCGGGGTTAAACTCGCCAATCTCATTCGCAACGAAAGCGGCTAACTGCATATTATCAATGCCGGAATAAACCTTTGGCGTGAACGTCTGCAATCCTTGGCGGCGGAATATTACGCTGCGATCATCCCCAAACCTAGCCACATCAACACCTATAATCTTCGGCGCAAGTTCTATGTCCTGCTCGCGGTATATCCTATTTACAGCTTCAGTCACAAGGTCAATCGTTATCAGCACGTTGTAGGCGCTCGCCGTAAAGTCGCAGTATAACTCTTGCCGGACTTCGGTAGGTGTCATATCGCGCTTCATGCTCTCTAATTCGTCAGGTGCTATAACGTCCGTTTCATCGGCCCGATATAAGCAGCAAAACCAATCATCAGCAGCCATGGCCCGTTGATACATTTCGTAAAACTGATTTTGTCCTTTAGGCGTACCAATAAAAACAGCCCACCCTTTCCGATCAGAAAGAGCAGGCCGTATAACTTCTCCCCATAATTCCTTTTTTATTTGAGCATATTCATCGATTACAACGCCATCCCAGTACGTCCCACGCAATACGTCAGGGTTATCAGCGCCAACTATATATACTCTACTCCCCGGTGTATTCTTGTGCATGGTTGGGAACTCGATATAACTCTGCGTTTCATTTACCTTGATTCCGGGGATTACATTGGTATAATACTTTAGGTAATTCCACGCGATCATCCTGGCCTGTTTTTGAAACGGGGCTATATATGCGTACTGCGGAGATTGCAGTTTGTTTTGGGCCGCTTGCTTGATTAGGTGGTTAATGCTACCAACCGTCTTGCCAAACCGTCTATGGCAAACTAGCACGGCCCAGCGGTACTGATCTAGTGCCGGATGAATTTTATCACGCCAAATAGGTCGCGGCGAATATGGAATTTTAACTTTCATCGAACCACCTCTTTAAGTTGACAATGATAATATCCATTCGTTATCAATAACATCTGGCTTGGTATCTTCTAGCACTGCATCAATCCCATTAGCGCTTGTAGTATAGCCATTGCCAGCAGTTATGGCATAGTCCGCATAAGTAGCTATCTCTTGTGCGGTATAATCGCCAGATTCGACCATGTATTTAAGAGTCTCATCTCTATTCATGCTCAGCCCTCCCAAATTAACCATAACTTAACCAACGTCCGATAACCTTCATTCTGTTAAGTATAAAACCCAGCAAAATCAAGGCTTCCAGGGATTCCGCCTCCAAAATGCTGGGAAATATCGCAATGTCCATTCCACGCAATACAAAATTGCTTGTTATGGTAAACTAAATTGTCAAATATTAACTATCGTTTTGCCATGTTATTACGACTGTATTATCACTTGTTGACTTGTCTCCAAGACTCAACTTGCCAACCGCTTGAAAGTTTTTCAGAGTAGCAGATAATTTATTAAAGCTGTCAATGTCTGCTACCTTGTCAATATTCTTTAAAACTTTTTCTACTCCTGCTTTCGCGGCATTAAAACAATCTAAGTCAAATCTACTACCCTCATCGGATATAACCTCAATTTTTTTCTGCTGACGTTCTGCTGAGACTTTGCTTGCAAATATCTCTCTTTGTGCTGACCATTGATCTTGTTTAGCCTTACGGCCTATTACCGCGGGGTCAATGTTAAGTTTGTCAGCAAGGTCTCTTTGCGTAGGATAAACACGCTTACCGTCCTGCTCAATACCTTCTATATATTCCTTCTTGATTTCATCCCAGTTATGACGGGCCATATTATCACCACCTAAATACAGTTGCCTAAACTCTTAAGCGCACTCTGTATCGCGCTCTTACGCTCTTTTAATATTTTCATTTTAAAATCGCATTCGGTTGACTTCATCTTCGCCTGTATCAGCTCCGGCCCTAACTGCTCAATCTCACGCTCAATCAATAGTAATCGTTGCTGCAATAGAGCAGGGTCGCGCTCTGCTATTTGTTCATCAGTTAGCATGGTTGCCACTCTTTTCAAACTCTAACCCATATTCTTTTAAAAACCCACCTTCATAGCATACTGTTGCTTCTGGGTCTTCCTTTTGCAGTAGTTCTATTAGTTCTTTAACTTTCACGATCTATACCCCATTCATCCCACTTTTCAACATTGCTTATTTCTCCATATGGAGTATTAATTGATACCCTTAACCTATGTTCACTACACCATTTAATGAATATTCCCGTTTGCTCAAGCAATTCATCGTATTCATTCATTGCCTACGCCTCACAATCTCCCTCAACTCATCCCGGCTAATATTGCCATCATGCACTATCCTATGGCATTGCCAGCACAATAGTATAAGGTTGTCAGGCACATCATCACCTCTTGCCCCACGGCTCTTTATGTGATGCGCTTGCAAATTAAAAGAGCTACCGCAATATTCGCAGTAGCCTATCTGATGTATGCGCTGTATTAGTTTTTTATCAACAATCCGTTTCATTTCAGCACCCCATTTTCGTGCCCCTGAGTCTGCTCAAAATAGCAGGCTCCTAAGTGCGCCTTACCTCAGCACCCCATTACGCCTACCTTGCCGTACAGGCTCATGGTTGAGTGCCGTACTACCTCTCGGCTCATACTTGGTACACTGGCCCTTGACCAGCTTCACCCTTTTAGCTGTGCAATTGTCTATGCCGTGATGCTCACAGTCGCGGCGGTCACATTCTACTGTCGGCATGTTATCACCTCAAATAAAAAAGCCCCTGCGTATGCAAGAGCCTCTAATGTTTATACTATTTGCCAATCCTCAGATAATATATCAGCTTGACTTGCCAACCATCCAAGCTGAACGCCGCTAGTGCCTACAAATGCAATCGCTTTATTTCCCATCTGCTCATGATCTACGTTAGCGATGTTCCCTGCTGGGTTAATATAGCTAACGTTTGTCGCAAGCTCAATATACTGTTTCTTGCCATTCCAGCCAGCTCGACAAGCTTTCTTGCCTTTCTTTACCGCTTCAATAGCCAAGCCAAACGTCATGCCACCAAACTTACGATACGCTTTTTCAAATACATCTTTTGGACTCCAAGACTCATATCCATCTTCGTAGAGGACATAGTATCCCGGATCATCAAACCCATCATTATGCGGTCTTTCTATTCCTTTGCCTGCTTCAAATTCCCCATGGGTCATAGGTTTAGCTTGGATAATTTTTACCCCAATATACTTTTTCATATTAACACGTCCTTATATTTAATAGCTTTCGCCGTACTTTACAACGGGGCCGAAGCCCCAAAAGGAAGGTAGTAATGAACAAACTTCTTAATATCATAGTATCACGGAAAAACCGCCATTGAGTATGATACTCATTAAAAACAGCCTCGTTTATACGCTAATATCCTGGTCAACCCAACTATTTCTTTCCACCAGGATGTCAATGTCTGGTCGCTTATCCACCATCGGTCTATCATGCTGCTGTTATTTAATTCAGCCATTCTTTCTGCATAATGTCGTTGTACATATACTCGCCAAACCTCATGCCCATTTACCGTCATGTTCTTTTGCCTAGCTTCTCGGCGAACGTCAAGGAATGTCCTCTTTTTCGGGCCAAGCATACTTTCTACCAACTCAATAGTAAGCAGCCACTTTTCAGCCCTTTCAAGTTCTGCCAAACGGACAACCTTCTGCATAACCACATTGCCAGCACCTGTCCTTACGTAGACCTCAGGCATAGAGCGCTCATCCTGGATATAGTTAAGGTCGCTAAAATACTGTTTCTTACGGTCTTCGTAAAATAGTAGCCATTCGGCAGCCGTTTCAAAGTCTTGTCCAATTTCTCTCAAAACATCTTCTCTCCCCACGCCTAACCCCTCCCCACAAAATCAAATATCTAAGCCATTATCCCCAAGCCATTTAGTAAAGTCGACCACATCTTCTATTCCATAGCCCAGTTCTACGGCTTCTTCACACACAAACCAATCTCTAATAAATTTTGTCAATGTAATCCTAAATTGGTCATATGACATTAGGTGCAAAAAAGTGAATACCTGACGTTTTAACGCTTCATCATGTATGCCGCTGTCCGTAGCACCCTGGTCATAGGCATATAGGCCATCCAAAGCCTCAAATAATTTTGATTCCTCCACTACATACTCGCCTGCCTGTCCCCTAGCTCGGCACGTTTCCCATCATTAAAGTTGCTAACCTCGGATAAGTAGCCCGTAATTCGCCTTATCCGCCTAATAGGTGACCGCTCATGCGCCTCAATCACAACCTCATCACCATCGGCCTTAATCATCATCCAGTCTATCTGTTTATGCTGTTTCTTCCACTCGGCAATCTCCTGATTAGCGTATACTGTAGCCTCTTTATCGCTAATATCATCGGTGTATGTCACCCTAACGCCATTGACCATGAATTGCATGTTAACCCCTCCCAGACATTAATTCCAATTTCTAGCTAAACTTTGCTTATTGCAAAAAAGGCAATGCCATATCTCAGCTGTCCATGTTGTTACATTATTTTTTTCGCCACAACACGGACAGCGTTTTTTTATTACGCATGTATTAGTAGCTCCGTCTATAAATACTTCCATGTTATCCCCTCCCCAACGCAAAATGGGACAGCTTATACTGCCCCTAATCGCTTATTTATTTCTCTCACTGTCTGTACCAGCATTACCACCGCGCCAATCAGTGCCGCTAAGACTATCATCTTAATCATTGCTGGCCTCCCCTACTGCTAAGAGCGCGGCCTTGCATACTACTTCTGCCGTTGTATCACCATAAGCATGGAAACAGTTGGAGTCTTTTATATATAAACCGTCTGTATAGTCTGACTCTGCAAAACAGCAATGCTGTGTAGGCTTTTCGAATCTCCAATCATCGAGAATATTTATACAATATTTAAAACCAAGTTCATACATTTTTTCAACAACTTCCCACGCGGCCGCAATTGATTTACTATACTCCGGTATTGCTGATATGCTAAGGCCGTCAATATACTTTTTGCCATGGCCTTGGTATATCTTAAAACCTATAATTTTTTCAGCAATTAAAGCGTCTAACTTATTACCCGGCTCCATTGCCAATATTTCATTTTTACTCATTCCTCACGCCCCCTTTATCGCTACTGCCACCACTACACTCGCGCCGATCAGTGCAAGCCAACCGGGCGGAGTGCAGAGCAGGTGGTATATTATGTTAGTCAGTTTTTGTATTGCAGGTCGCCTCCTTGTTTGAAATATCCTGTTTTACTTTTTCCAAGTAATCAATTACAACCTGTACAGATTCCGGTTTAGCAAACCACAGCATTACTTTTGGATATATTCCTGCTTCATCAAAAGTTTGACCGAAATGGTTCCCTATATTTTCGCCTATGGCATGGGGTACATTTTGTGAAAACCACACGGCCTCCATTTTACCAACGCTATTTCCAGATACGCCGACCCTTATATCTCCAGTGCCATCAAAATGGCATATAACTCTTTTATCATCTGTTTTAATCATCGCCAATCCCCCTTAGCGCAGTGGCTATCACCATCCAAAGTAACAGTTCCAGCCGTTTTAATATCGCCCAGCGCAATTTTGATACGCCTTTTACTGTTTTCATCACACTTTTGGGCTAAAAGTTCCGCATATGACCTAACTGAATCACGCTTGCCTTTAATACCGTGTTCGATTATTTTAACTATTTCAGTGCTTACATGACGGCTGTTTTCCAACTCAGCCACCCTAGCCTCCAACTGTCCATTTTTCTTTGACAGTTCATCTGCCCTGGCTTTTTCGGCCTGTAGGTCTATGGTAAGCTGTTCATTTTGTCGGATTAGACAGTTTTGTACTTTGTCCTTGGAATAAACTATCGTAGTAACTACCTTATCTTCCGCTTCGTCTTCATCCATTACCCTTTTATATCCGCATTCACATACTTCTTCCATGTAGTAATGATAATTTGAATTTTCATGTTTGCATTCACTCACCCTTACTCACCAGCCTTCTTGCTATTTGCCAATGACTTAAATCGTTATCGACACATTCTCGATACGTCTCTCTGCGACATATATTACGGTCACAATTCCCGCAGCACCTTAACGCCTTATTCTCACGCTCCAACTGCTCACTCTTAGCAAGTAGTTCGGCTCCGGCTGTGGTGGTAGATAAGGCTTTACTACTTAGCCTATCAACTTTTTCAATATGGATTATAAGCTCATTATGGGTCGCTGAAGTTCTACAAGCATTACGCCATCTAAAATATTCTTCTAATGCTAACCGCATAGCCGCTATTGTAGCCTCTTGTTGTTCTAACTTAGCAAACGAATCTAATCCTGAATCAATAGCATCATTTCCAGCTTTTTTAATAATTGCTACTAAAGTCTCTTGTTCACTATGCTTTTTCTGCAATGCCGCTATTGTAGCCTGTGCCTGCTTATATTTTCCTTCAAGGTTATCCATGCAACTATAAATATGTTGATTTCTCATTTCAGCATCATATAGCCATGCCTGTGCATCATTTAATTCAGCCTGTGCCTGCTGTAACTGTTGACGAAGGTCGGCTTCCCTGCAATCCCTACATATTGCCCCTTCTGGTGTCCATCCATGTTTACACTTAGCCATCACTTACCGCCCCTTTCTATCCGATTTAACGCACAATCTTCTCTGTGTCCTATCCAATAATCCCCTGCACCAGTCATAAATTTTGGATACTTTATTCCTGGATAAAAATTTTTACAAATTGGACAAGCTGCTTCATACTCTGTTACATATTTACCGTCTATTTCTTCGATAAATGGCATTGTAGCAGACCATTCTACCTGTTTTATAACTGTCTTCATATCACGTATTAGGTCTGCTATTTGTTTAGCTTCAGTCCACACAAAAGGATTATTTAACATCTCTATAGCTTCATCAGCCGTTATCTTAGCCAATGTCTACCTCCCCGAACGCTTTTTCAGATTCTTCATACCACTCGCTTGTCCCAGGTTCGAAAGTTTCGCATTTCCCCGATTCATCTAGCCACATAGGTTTCTCATCTACACTTTGAGTACACATGTATTCCCAGTTATATTTACATTTTCCATTCCTACATGATAGGTTAATTGCCATGGTCACCCTCCGGTTCTGTTAAAGTCTTAAGTTTTTCGTCTATTTCCGCCAACGTATAACCATTGCAAAGCCAATTCATATTTTCTTTACTATCAAAACACAGCCAATACCAAGCACCGCCATCATACCCTTTGTCACGTTCAAGTCGGACTCCATATTTCTTTTCGATGGATTTTTTAGTCATGGCTGCCTCCGGCTCTGTACTTAGTGCCTGTTTCCAGCAAGAAAAGCATTCAGAGTCCTCCCCACAAGCACTTTCTTTTAGTCCATAAAAGCTAGGGCAATCGCCATCATTGCCACATAGTTTATTAACCAGTAAATCAGCAAGTGGTTCTTCACCATATTGTTCAATCAGCTTATCAATTGCCTTGTCGTTATACATTATCAGCACCCCCCAGGCGGTTCAGGTAGTGGCATCCATTTTCTCGCAAACTGCACCCTTTTATCGCTGTATGACACACCGTTCCAATATACCGTAAGATACGCTTTTGTCTTTAAACATAGCGTTAGATATTCGATTATAACCCACTTGCGATCATCCGGCCCGAACGCTGGTGGAGTGCCATCTATCCACTGTCTAGCCACTCCCAATTTAGCAAGCCGTAGGAGTTCCGCTGCATCTTCTGAGTCATAAACATAATTCTTCCGTTCGCTCATAAATCCAACTTCAATTTTTACCCCTCCCCGTATAAACCCAGCCTAGCCGGGTATAATATTACCGTAACGTTTCTATGGTCCTTTCTCCTCTAGAACAAGGTCGCTCGCGCAGTGGCCTTGTTCTTTTTATCTGAGGTGAAAAGTAGTCAATAGCCTTGCCAACCGTATAATTCATATTGCATATCGCAAGGGCCAACGCCCCATAATTGTAGAACAGTGGGCTTGGATCAGTTACCGCTAACCCCATCCCCTTCCAGTAGTTCCGGGTTATCGTGTATATTGCCGATTACTTTTACTGCATGGTTAGCCGTGTATACTTTTAAATAATCTCTGCCAAGAGTTGCGCTACTAATAGACTCTATATCAAAGCACCCGTCATTAAAC